GGTTGTCAAGAGGAAAATTAGAATTTTATTGTAAAACTTCTGCCCCAAGAAAACCAACCAAGCAAGCACCAATAAGTAAAAATAAGAATGTCATATTGTTCTCCTTTCATTCTATTATATATTATCGGCACGTACAACCCCAAACCTTAAGAGAAAAGAATAAAAAAGCTAAAAGTTTTCTTATTGAGATCGAGTCTCAACAGCGGCGCGGGGCGGGCCCACCTGCCATTTTGACACCCTAAAACGAGAAAGCTACTTGGGAAGAAACAAAAAGCCCACCGGCTGAAATCTCAACCGGCAGGCCACAACGAAAGGAATCTATTCTATTTTTTTAAGAAGCGGAATAGCACGCCTAACAAATCTTACTATAATCATGTACAGGGAATGTAAGCTCCTGCATCTTCAGCGGCTTAAGCTCTATAATCTCCGCACCGCCTTCAACCTTTGCCGATGTGCTACACCCTAGTAAGAGAGCGCAACATAAACCAGCTAATAAAGCTAATGCACAAAACGCCGCCGACTTTATTTCTGTTTCCCGAACCATGTCAATAAACCTTTCTTCTTTTGTACTTGATCCTTCTTCCTGTTGTTCAACCGTTGGAACTCCCTCGCCAACTGTATTGCGTGTATCCTTCGCATTTTCATTATATACCACTCCAAAATATTCGTATTCGCTAATTGTCATTAGTGTACCCATGTCATATAAAAGCCAAACGATGCGATGCACGACGCACCAAACCAAAACAGATATTCGTTAAACTTATCTTTCATCATACACACTCCATTTCAAATTCATAATTCGCCTGTTCATATCTCTGTGAGTTGAATTCTGTTAGTCCATTGACAACAACTTCATAATGCTCACAGTGCCTATTAAATACAAGCTCAACCAATCGGCCTGTATTGTCTTCCTCTGACTTATATACTACAAAGTCCATTTTGTTTTTCCTTAAGAGTAAATCCGAACCTTCCAGTTCTTTCCGCTGTAGTCCATATAATTATCACCGTCGCTGTAGACAGTAACGCCACCACCATAACCGTATGATGAAGGCTGATCCTGTGCGTCGTCATCGCTTACAGGATACCAACGATCACCACAACAATCGCAATCAATTCCATCGGCTACGCCGTTGAAGTACACACCGTTTTGCTGTGCGATAGTGTTAGCATCGGCGGCATTATCCGCACGAACAAATACCAACGGAGTACCCTTAAAGGTTCCGAATGAATTATTTTGTCTGAATTTGAAGTAGCTCATATTATTTCCTTTCGCTTGATACTACTATTATATTATATATATCGTCATTTGTCAAGAGCAATCTTAACTTTATTTGTATTTATTTAGTAAATAGTTTCTGTCGTTGCTTCTTGCTACTACACTAATACAGTTCATTGTATCGCCACGATTTAACTTCTTATGCGATGAAGCGATAGCGTAACGCTTACCATGTCTACATTCTACTAAGTATCTATGGCTAACGTGGTCGTATCGTAATTCTGTTTTAACTGTGAAACCTGACATCTTTTATTCCTTTGTTGTTAACTTGTTATGCTCTTATTATATTATATATATCGGCTACTGTCAAGGGCAATCTTTAGCCATTTATAATATTTTGCAAAGTTTTTTTCCTGTCCCACAATCGCTGTAGTTCATTGAATACGCAGTTCTTATTGAACTGTCCCAATTCGTTAGAGTGTGCGACAACCTTCTTCTCGATCTTGCGGTTGACTTTGAACAGTTCTAATTTTGCTTCGTTGCGTGTCATGTGATTTCCTTTAATCGTTTAATTGTTATACTAGTAGTATATACTATATATCGTCAAAAGTCAATAGGGTCTTGAGTATTTTCTCAGAATAATTTAATCTTTTTTCTTATTGAGAATGAGTATCAATAAGCGAGAGGGGCGGGCCCACTGTCATTATGGCAGTCAGCATTATCACTCGCTGCCATATTGTTCACAGTAGCGCTGCTTAGCTTCACAGTAGGCCGCACGACCCTCCGCAAAGGCTGGAACTTCCCAATAGCTATATCGTTCGTTCCAAACGATCTCAACGTCTCCATTAGCTTCGATGAAGCTATTCTTATTGAAGTCGTTAGTAAACAGTCTGTGAGAATCACAATTAGGATTCTCGACGGAAGGTGATTGCGGGTAAGCCGCTGGTTGTAAATCTGAAACTCTCATTGTATTCCCTTTCGTTGGAATGTTGTTTGTTTGTTATGCTCTTATTATATACTAAGCATCGACTTTTGTCAAGAGCAATCTTTAACTATTTATGTAAGAAACTAAAATACTTTTCTTAGCCCAAAGTTCTTCTAGTTCACGTTCAACGATATCGGTATTGTGTTTACCCAACTCATTAACGTGTTGTTCAATCTTCTTTTCGATCCGACGATCAGTCTTGAACAGTTCTAGTTTAGCTTGACTCTTGCTTGTGATTTTAGTAATCTTCATTTTCTTTTCCTTTTGTTTCGTTGTTTGTTATGTCTCTATTATATACTATCGGCTAGAAATGTCAATAGTCTTTACATTATTTTCTGTAAATAAATTAATAATTCTTTTACATACCACGCGATAATAAAGACAGTCGCTGCGGACAGCATAGCCATACCATAGATACCAAATTCTTTTTTCAGTTCGATTAGTTTGTCAATCATGTTTTCCCTTTCGATTAATTAACTCTTATACTTAACTATAACATATATCGGCAGAAAGTCAAGGGGATATTAAATATATTTTAGAAATATATATAAGTATTTAGTTCTTTCTTAATGAGACCCAGTCTCAATAGTGGCAGAGGGCCCACCCACAGATCATGGGGTATTTTTATAGAATCACACACACCGCACCGCACTTCTGAAAAAAGCCGTGGTGGTTCATACATTTCTAGGAAAGCTATTTAATAAAAGTGGTCCTTTGAATATAAATTTCTAGGGACACATATTTACTAAAAGTGGTCGTTACATCAGAGAGCAGTTAGAGTCTGCTGAAGTTTCCTGATTTTCTGTTTTTGTTTTTCAATTTGATAATCGTCAGCAAATTTAGATTTTTGCATTAGACTTAGTGACCTTTGAGCGCTCTTTAACTTTTGCTCAATTAGTTTCTTCTGGTGATTGTCTGATCCCACAGATTCCCCGACCTCTCTTCTTTTTAATGCCTAATTTTTGCCGTACTTTACGCACAGCGTCAAGAGTGACTGTTCTACCAGCCATTTCACTTATTTTCTCTGCCAAATCCTTATCTTTCATGGTGGCAGCATTGTCTACGATAAATTGACGCTCTTTATCAGTCCATTTTATATTCATTTTGCCGTCTTTACGTCCTAAAAGTGGTCTTTCGTGTATATAATATTATATAACAACAACTTAAGAAAGAGGTTTAAAAATATTATGGAAGATCCAAAGTTTGTAGAAAGTGAACTGAAAGTTACCGCTTCTGAGGAACTTCAGCAAGAAGTAGATAAAGAATTAGATGAAGAATCGCCCGAGATTGCTATTTCTTCGGTACTAGATAACCCAAACAATAAATGCTGTGGAGGTGGATGCGAAAGTAGTGAAGATACCGGACAACCATAATGAGCAGGAAGTCATTGATATAATTGATGGTATTGCAAATCGCCTGTGTTATAAGTTTAAGTTCGGGTATCATTCCCCAGAGGATATGAAACAGCAGGCTAGATTATTTGCATGGGAAGGCCTAGAGAAATATGATGGTAAAAGACCATTAGAGAATTTCCTATGGACTCATGTAAGAAATCGCCTATATAATTTCAAGAGAAACAACTACTCTAGATTAGAGAAGCCTTGTGATACTTGTGAATTCTTTATTAATAAAAAATGCACAGCATTCGATGACCAAGAAGAATGTAACCTATATAAGGGATGGCTTGACAGGAACAATGCTAAGAAAAACCTAATGCATAGCGTATCAGTAGAATATGATCAAAAAGACAAGGATATACCCTCTTTAAGTACTTTATTTGCTAAGGAGGTTATAGATCTATTAGATGAACAACTGCATGTTAAGTTTCGTGAGGATTGGATAAGATTTCTTAACAATCTGAGGCTTCCTAAGAATCGTAAGAATCGTCTTCTAGAAGAGATATATGAATTATTAAAGGAGAATGGAATTGACGAAGAAGCGTGGTAAACTCTCTACCGGCGAAATGGACTATATTCGTCAGAATTGCTTTGATCTTAGTATCGAAGAGATAGCGGAGAATCTCAACAGGACTACGGGACCTGTACAAAAGTTCATTGATAAGGAAAATTTAAAGGCGCGGGATTTAACAGACCATGAGTATATGTTGACCCATCTGCGTGATAGATATTACTATAAGGAATTGGGTAAGCAGTTCTCTGATGGAGAGCTTATTTTCTTTGAGCATCAATGGATTGATTATTTCAAGCAGTTTTCAGAGGATGTCACACACACTGAGGAAATGCAGATTCTAGAAGTTATTAGGACGGAAATCTTAATTAACAGAGGAATGGAGGATAGGCAAGAGGTTGTTGCGAATATTGAAAGACTCAATAAACTCATTGACGATGAAATAGACAAACCTACTGATATGCAGGACTCTCAGGCGATTGCCAGTTTCCAGACGCAACTTGGTGCATTAATGGCAAGTAAGTCTGCTTATATTAACGAACATGAAAAACTTCTGACAAAAAAGGAGCGGCTCTTAAAAGATCTTAAGGGAACAAGAGAGCAGAGGAAAAGAAGATCAGAGGATGCAAAGACAAACTTCTCATCTTGGTTAAGACAACTTGACAATGAGGAGTTTAGGAAGCGTGAAGAGGAGAGCATGGAAGTCAATCGGCTTGCAGCTGACAAAGCACTAGAAAAATTATCGGAATACCATACTTATGAGGATGGAATAGTAGACCAGCCTTTTATTAATGCAGATACAGTAGATAGTGAGGACTAAATATGACAATCATAGATTATGATGGAAGAGAAAAGAATACATCAGAAGAAGAATTAAAATCTAGAAAAGACAAGCGCAACTCAAAAAAGAGAAAGAAAGCGTTGGTTACTGGCATCACTGGTCAAGACGGTTCTTACCTTGCTGATTTGTTGTTGAGTAAAGGATATATCGTCGTAGGACTTAAAAGAAGAACTAGCACAGATACTAGCGGGAGGATATCGCATTTGAAATCAAACCCGTGTTTTTCCCTAGAGGAGTTTGAACTTTCTGACTCAGGATCTGTTTACTCTGTCGTTGATAAGTATAAGCCAGACGAGATATACAATCTAGCGGCTCAATCGCATGTCAAAACTTCTTTTGATCAACCCTGTGCAACAACAAGAGTCAATACAATAGGGGTGATTAATTTTCTTGAAGCTATCAGGAGATTTAATAAGAGTACAAAGTTCTATCAGGCAAGTACTAGCGAGATGTTCGGTAAAAACTTTACTGTGTCTGAGTTTGGCAAGTATCAAGACGAGAGCACAGCGTTTGAACCTCAGAGCCCTTATGGTGCTGCGAAGTTGGCATCACATCATCTGGTTAGGATATATCGAGAAGGCTACGGTTTGCATGCTTCTTGCGGAATACTATTCAATCATGAGAGCGAACGTCGTGGAGAAAAGTTCGTAACAAGAAAGATCACAAAGTGGATAGCAGGTTTTAAAAATTGGACCGAAGCCCAAGGCTTAGATACTGGCTCGGCTAGTTTTGACTTTGACAGGGACTATATCTATCTGGGCGACTTATCGTATCCCAAACTACGGCTTGGGAATATAGAAGCGTTTCGCGATTGGGGACATGCTGAGGACTATGTAAATGCGATGTGGCTAATGTTACAGCAGGAATCTGCGGATGACTATGTTATTGCTACAGGAGAGACATATAGCGTTCATGACTTTATGGTTCATGCTTTTGAATATATAAACATTGAAAAAGAAAACATTGAAGATTTCTTTATGATTGATCCTGACTTCTATAGACCTTCAGAAGTAGACTATCTTTGCGGCAAACCTACAAAGGCTGAGGATGTACTTGGATGGAAGAGGAAGGTCTCTTTTGAGGACTTAGTTCATAGAATGCTTGAAAGTGATATAAATGCCGAAAAAAAAGAAGAGCTACAGAAGATATAACAAGGCTAGTTCTAGAAACTACAATGATCCTGCTTATGCGAACTTTCGCAAGCAGGTTCGTTCTAGAGATGGTAATAAGTGCATGTATCCCGGATGCGAATCTAAAAAGACCTTACATGTCCATCACATAAAGAAGTGGGCGAGTCATCCCTCTATGAGATATGATGTAAGCAACGGAATAACACTTTGCAAGAAGTGCCATGATCTCACAAAAGGAAATGAAGAGGTATACGAGTCATTTTTTTATAAATTATTGGAGCATCAAGCAATACAAAGATTAAACAAGAAAAAAGAAGATGACGAAACAAAATAGATTTCAGATAATTAAAGATACCAGAGAGAAAAAAGGCCATGGTTGGTGGTATGATGAAAATGCATACTGCTCGGGAACTACTGTGGCTAAAGTAGACATTGGTGATTATGCAATTGAAGGCATGGAGCACATTCTGTGTATTGAAAGGAAGGAGAGTGTATCTGAGTTCGCAGGAAACTGTAGTGAGAAGAGATTCCACGCAGAGCTTAAGAAGATGGCTACTTTCCCTTTCGCATTTTTAATTTTTGAATTTAGCTGGGCAGATATTGACAGATATCCTGTGGGCTCATCTGTTCCGAAAAGCAAATGGAACCAGATAAGAATAAAAGGCAAGTACATGAATAGGGTTATCTCAACCGCTAGACTTGAGCATGGCATTCACGTTATAGCCTGTGGAGACAAGGTCAGAGCGTCCGACGCAGCATTTTATATAATGAGAAAAGTATATGAGCTTTACAATTGATGTAAATTCCTATGACAATGCTTGGTTGGGTCTTTCAGAAGAGGATCTTAAGCAAGCTGGCTCTCCTTTATCTGGATTAACAGACGAAGAGAAGAATAATTTTCATCTGCATATAATAAAGAAGATGAGAGATCCAGAATACTTCCACTGGACGGTTAAAACTCTAATGGGTATAGACCTACTCCCTGTGCAGACATGTGTACTTAGAGAACTATGGAAACGTCCATTTCCTATGTATATTGCTTCTCGTGGTTTTGGTAAGTCTTTTCTTCTTGCAGTCTACTGTGTTTTGAAATGCACATTAATACCCGGAACAAAGATAGTTATAGTAGGGGCAGCTTTCCGTCAATCAAAAGTCATCTTTGAGTATATGGATACAATATGGAGAAACGCTCCTATTTTACAAAGCATATGCTCTGATGCTAGTGGCCCAAGAAGAGATGTGGATCGTTGCACTATGAAGGTTAATGATAGCTGGGCAATGGCTGTTCCTCTAGGGGATGGAAATAAGATTAGAGGTTTGAGAGCCCACACTATTATTGCAGACGAATTTAATTCTATTCCAACTCATATCTATGAAACAGTTGTAGCTGGTTTTGCTGCGGTATCTAGCAATCCTACGCAGAATGTCAAAGAAGCCGCTAGAAGAAAGAAGATGCAAGACGAGGGTGTCTGGTCAGATTCTTCAGAGGAAACCTATAAGGATAGAAAAACGAACCAGTCGATTATAGCGGGAACCGCAGGCTATGATTTCGAACCATACGCAGAGTACTGGAAGAAATATAAATCCACAATTCTGAATCGTGGTGATTTTAAGAAGGTTGCAGCCGAGAATGAGGAAGATGAGGAAGATATTCCAGATTACATGAAGAGACTTGACTGGACATCATTCTCTATAATAAGGATGCCATATGAGTTGATTCCCGAAGGCTTCATGGACGATCAACAGGTGGCTAGGTCAAGAGCCACTATGCATAATGGTATTTACCAAATGGAGTATGGTGCATGCTTCACAGCTGACAGCCAAGGATTCTTTAGAAGAAGCCTGATACATTCTTGTGTCGCGAATGATAAGAATGTGGATAAGACAGGTTGGCCTACTTGGTGCGACCAGCCATTTGATGCTATAACAAGAGGACAGCCAGACAAGAAGTATGTTATTGGAGTTGACCCAGCTTCTGAGCAAGATAACTTTGCTATAGTAGTCTTAGAACTTCATCCAGAGCACCAGAGAGTTGTTTACACATGGACAACAAATAAGAAAGATTTTGCTGGCAGAAAGAAGGTAGGGCTAACAGACTCTCATGATTACTATTCTTTCTGTGCTAGAAAGATAAGAAACTTAATGAAACTGTTTCCTTGTGTTAGACTTGGAATAGACTCTCAAGGAGGAGGTTTCACAATTGCAGAAGGGTTAAGAGACTTAGACAAACTACAACAAGGCGAGAGACCCATATACCCTATTATAGAAGAGAACAAGAAGAAAGATACTGACGACCTTGCGGGAGACCATTGTTTAGAGCTAGTTAACTTTGCAAGTTCTACTTGGACTTCAAACGCTAATCATGGCATGAGAAAAGACTTGGAGGATAAGGTTCTCCTATTCCCTAGGTTCGATACACTGACACTTAGTTTGACATCTGAAAAAGATAAGATACTTTTTAAGGAAATGAAGGAAAAGTTTGGTAATTCTGACGCCCTAAAGCTCTATGATACATTAGAGGATGCGGCTATGGAGATAGAAGAACTCAAAGATGAGTTATCTACAATAGTTATGAGTATAACTACAGCCGGTAGGGAAAGATGGAATACTCCAGAAGTCAAGTTAGGCTCTGGAAAAAAAGGAAGAATGAGGAAAGACCGTTACAGCGCTTTGGTTATAGCTAATATGATAGCTAGAACAATTCAGAGAGAGCTCCCAGCCCCGACCTATCAACATGTGGGTGTAATAGTAGGGCAGCAGGCACCAAACGCAGGAGGCTCTATGTATAAAGGGCCGCAATGGGCAGAGAACATATCTTCAGACAGTTTTTTCGTAGTTAAGAAAAATAAATAGTATTGGTGTAAGTTATAATAGGTATTGTTTTTAACTTAATACTTATTGAGGTTTTTAGATGGTAGATAAAAAATATCCAAGAAGTAAACAAAAAGACTTAGATTATGCTCTTCGAAATGGCGAGGCATACGCCTCTTGGGAAGATGAAGAGGGTAGAGATCAGGCTCTAAGTAACTATAGCGCAACCATAACTGAGTTCGCTGCCGCTTCTAGAACCTCTTATGATAATATAACAAAATACCAGAGCGGTCGTCCGGGTTTACAAAAGAGTGACTATGATTACTTCCGTTCCAGCGAAAAAGTCCCCACCAAGTCTAAAGAGATTATCTCCTTTGCTCGAAAATCTTATAGGCAAATAGGTCTTATAAGAAATTCAATTGACTTGATGGGAGACTTCGCATGTCAAGGGGTGAGATTAGTTCACCCTAATCCCAGAATAGAAAGATTTTATAACGACTGGTTTTCTAGAATAAAAGGAACTTTTGTTTCAGAAAGATTCTGTAATCTCCTGTTCAGAGAAGCAAATGTTGTTATAAGAATGAAGACGGCAAAACTCAATAAAAGCAAACGTCTAGAAATGCAAAGAGCTGTTGCAGATATAGACATGAAAGCCGACCTCAAAGAGAACTTATTCAGGAAGGGTGAACTACCTTGGCAGTATACTTTTCTAGACCCTTTATTGTTAGAAGTCGTTGGAGGACCTCTAGCATCAATGTCTGGGCAGTATAGCTACAGAATGGATATACCAAAAGATCTTAAAAGAGACCTTAACAAAATAAGAAATTCTGGAAGCTCGTCTGAAAAGGATATGCTGAAAAATATACCTAAAGAGTTCTTAGATACTAAGAATGGCGCAAAAGGGATCATACTCCCTGAAGATAAGACATTCACTTATTTTTACAAGAAAGATGATTGGCAGCTATGGGCAGATCCTATGACATACGCTTGCTTTGATGATCTCATACTATACGAAAAGCTAAAGCTTGCCGACAAAGCAGCTCTAGATGGGGCAGTCAATAAAATAAGAGTATGGAAGCTAGGGAGTCTAGATCATAAATTAGCACCTACGCCTACTGCGGCATCGGCACTTGGCAACATACTAGGGGCCAATACTGGCGGCGGAACTATGGACATTGTTTGGGGTCCAGATATTGAGTTGCTAGAAACAGGAACGGACGTGCAGAGGTTCTTGGGGGAAGAAAAGTACAGACCTACTCTTATGTCTATATATTCATGCTTAGGCATACCTCCCACTCTTACAGGAACATTTGGAGCCAGTGGAACGACCAATAATTTTATATCGTTAAAGACATTAACTGAAAGACTTAACTATGTAAGGTCAATATTGGTTCAGTTCTGGAGTTATCAGGTCAAAGCTATACAGAAGTCAATGGGCTTTAGACAAGCCCCTCAAGTTGAGTTTGACTATATGCAGCTTGACGATCCAGCTTCGATGATGCAACTGATGGTAAATCTTGCTGATAGAAACATTATAAGTGATGAATTTATCCAAAGACAGATCAAAGCTAAACCAAACATAGAAGAGAAACGAATATCAAACGAATCAAAGAAAAGAGACAAAGGCTCAATGCAAGAAAAAGTCAGTCCATACCATTCTGTTGATAAAGATTTCTCTAAGCAGAAGATTGCATTACAAACTGGCGTTGCCAGTCCTTCTCAGGTTGGGTTAAAGCTAGACCCCAAATCTCCTGAAGAGAAAAGTGCTTTAGAAATGCGTAGCGGTCCAAAACAAGAAACAATAAAGGTTGAAGAACCATCTTCTCCCGGATCTCCCGGAAGGCCTAAAAATTCTAATGACCAAGCTCCTAGACAGCCTAGAGGTTTTAGACCTGCACTTAAAGCAAGAACAGAACTGTGGGCTAAGAAAGCGCAAGCCAAAATATCAAAAATTGTAAATCCTATTATATTAGATAGGTTTGAAAAGAAGAACATGAGAAGCCTTAGCTCTGATGAAATAGCCGACTCAGAAAAGGTTAAGTTCGAAATACTATGCTCTCTTGAGCCTAACTCTAACGTAGACGAGCGTTCGGTAGCTGCGGCTATAAAATCCGGTCTGGAAAATCCATCTATACATAATGAATGTGGAAAATGGATTTCCGAAGCATCAGAATGTTCAGATCAACGCCTAGCTATCGACGAGATCAGAAGCATACGTGCTTCTTATTATACTTATTTGTCGGAGAAAAATGGTCTATTGGTGTAATTAAAGTAAGAGGTGATAAATGAGTAATATAATTATATATCAATCAGAAAAAGAAGCCGGACTAGAGCAACAGATTAGAAGTAATGCTTCTATAGCGTATGCCTCCCCGTTATGTCCAGCTGACAAAATTAAATCTACAGTACTAGACTCTTTTAAGTCAAACGCTTCTGAGTTTCTATCTGTAGCCGGAACTGAAGATGATGATGTGTACCACACATATTCTATACTAGTTACATCTTCTTGGAATCGAAATGACGACGTGTTTGGAGCAGAGGAAGTTTGGGCGGCTAGAAAGACCCCTCAGTATAAGCCTGCTAATTTAGAACACGACGAAAAGAAAATAATTGGAAGTATTATATCTAGCTGGCCTGTCGATAATGAGTTTAATCTTATAGATGACAATTCAACAGCGGAAGACCTACCTGATAAAATGCACATACTCGTTTCTTCTGTAATCTATAGACAATGGCAAGATCCTGAATACAAAGCAAGGGCAGAAGAACTAATAAGAAAAATCGAACATGGTGATATGTTCGTCTCGATGGAGTGTATATTTAGAGGCTTTGACTATGCTGTCCAGTCTCCAGATGGTGATAATCATATTGTTGCTAGGAATGAGGAAACCTCTTTTCTAACAAGGCATTTGAGATCATATGGAGGTACAGGAGAATATCAAGGCCATCAAGTAGGCAGAATGTTGAGAAATATTACGTTTTCAGGAAAAGGTTTCGTTGAAAAACCAGCAAATCCAGAAAGTGTCATCTTCGATAATGATGAGATCTTCGATTTTGCAGGGGCTTCAGTGTCAAAAAACCTGTTTTCTAAAAATAATGGTGTATCAGTTAGAGTAGAACAAAATATTCTTTCTAACGCAGGTTCCGAAGAGGAGATTCTTATGACAAGCGATTTCTTAAACGAACAAGTCAAAGAACTTAAGGAAGCTCTAGCAACTTCACAAGCTGAAGTTAAAGAGCTGTCTGAAAAAGTTTCTAAGGCTAACGTTGAAAAGCTTGAAGCTGAGGCTGTTGAGTTAAACCAAACAGTTGAATCTTTGAGCGAAACCGTGGCACAAGCTGAAGAATTAGCTAAAGCAGACGCAGAAAAAATTGAAGCTCTTGAAGCTACAATTGCTGAGTTGACTGAAGCTAAAGATACAGCAGAAGCCGCAATCGCAGAAATGGAAGAGAAGGAAAAGCGAAACGCGAGAGCCGCCGCCTTAATCGAAGCAGGTATTGCTGCAGATCAGGTTGAAGCCAAGCTTGAAACTTTTGCATCTCTTACAGACGAGCAATTTAGTGAAGTTGTAGCTACAATTGCTAGCATCCAACCAGAAGTTGTTGAAGTTGAAGAAACTGAAGCAGCAGAAGGAGACGATGAAGCCGAAGAAGCTGAGACTCCAGCAGAAGACGCTGAAGAAGAAGCTGAAGCTGAGGCTGAAGCCGAAGAATTAGCAGAAGAAGTTCTTGAAACTGCTTCCGTCGAAGAAGAAGCTGACTTGTCAGTTGCTTCCGAAGAAGAAGAAGTAGATGAATCAGGACAGACTCGCGCTAGTCTTCAAAATTGGGTTGATTCCTATGTTTTTAATAATGAGTAAAGGAGATTTCTAAATGGCACTTAAACCTGATAGAGTCGAGCATCTCACAGACCTTAGTTTCTTTATGAACGACACAGCTACGAGAGGTGTAATTTGCACCCACTCAACAGCTTCGGAAGGTTCTGGAGCAGCAATGGATGATTCAGCAGCCTTGGTGATTAAAGCCACAGGTTCTGGAGATAAGCCCGCTGGATTGCTTTTGAATGACGTTGTAGAACTTGATCTAACACGTCAACATATTAATTTTGCCAAAGACGAAGTACAAAAAGGCAGTAAAGTCTTGTTGTTGCGTCGAGGTACTGTTGTAACTGATAATGTAGCTGGTACTCCAGCAGCTGGTGCAAAAGCCTATTTTAATAATAGTGCTCAAATCACTACTGTTGGTGGCGGGCTTAATACTACGCAAATCGGACGTTTTCTTTCCAAAGAAGACGCGGACGGTTACGCTAAAGTAGAAATTAACATCGTATAAGGAGAAAAACCGAAATGACTAGAAAGTTATTTGATCCAACTCCTGAAATGAATCAGGTCCTACGCCAAGCCGGTTCATTAGTCAAAGAAGAATCTTTGGGAGCAACAGCAGAACTTGCTAAAGCTCTTGAACTTCCTCTTCGAAAAGGGGTTATGAGTGGCGATATCCTCGATGGTATCTACGAAGCTGTCCGTCTTGCTCCCGGTGCTAGTGCTGAATTTCCTTTGGATTTCATCGCTCCCGGTACAGAAAGCGATTTCGTAGCATATACTATCCCTAATCATGGTAGAATTCCTGAACGACATGTTGAGGGTGACTACGTAATGGTTCCAACTTATGACGTTGGTGCATCTATCGACTTCTTGTTGAAATATGCTCGTGACGCTCGTTGGGACGTTGTAGGACGTGCAATGGACGTTCTCCAAGGTCAGTTCGTTAAGAAGATGAATGACGACGGTTGGCACACGATTTTGAGTGCTGGTGTTGACAGAAACATCTTGGTTTACGATGCTGATGCGTCTGCTGGATACTTCAGTAAGAGACTCGTTTCTCTTATGAAGACTATCATGAGACGTAATGGTGGCGGTAATAGTTCTTCTATTAACCGAGGCCAAATGACTGACCTATACATCAGCCCAGAAGGTCTTGAAGACATTCGTAACTGGGGTGTTGACGAAGTTGATGACATCACTCGTCGCGAACTTATTACTCGTGAAGGCGGTCTTTTGACTCGAATCTTCCAAGTAAATCTTCATGACATTGATGAGCTTGGCGAAGGTCAAGAGTATCAGAACTACTACAGCACTGACTTGAGCGGCACATTGCCGGGTAGCAAGAAAGAGATTGTAGTTGGTCTTGATCTTTCAAGCAACGACAGCTTTGTAATGCCTGTCCGTCAGGAAGTACAGATCTTTGAAGATGATACCCTTCATCGCCAAAGACGTGCTGGTATGTACGGTTATGGTGAGCACGGCTTCGCTGTATTAGACAACAGAAGAGTTCTTCTTGGTGCATTCTAAGAAACTCTTTTAGAGTTTAACTATAAGTCGCCTTTAGTGACCTTAGCGTTGCTGGGGGCGGCTTTTTTTAATAAATGATGGGAGCTAACTGCTGTGGCAATAAATATAAAAGATAGAATCAAGCAAGGTAGTAACACCTACGGTACAGGAACACTGAACCTAGATGTTTCATATTCATCAAGCGGCTTCCAAGACTTTTCGGTCTTAGGAGACGGAGCAAAGACTTATTATGCTATTGAAGAATCCCCTTCTGGATGGGAAGTCGGTATAGGTACTTATTCGACTGGTTCTCCAGCTAAGCTTTCAAGAGACACAGTATTAAGTAGTAGCAATAATGGTTCTAGAGTAGACTTTCAGGGTAGTGGACTACTGTATGTTACATATCCCGCAGAAAAAGCAGTATTTGGTGACGAGAACAATGTAGTCTCTATAACAGGCCTGTCTGTAGGGCAAACAGGAATTACTTTTAATGACGGCACAAACCAGAGTACCGCCGCGAACCCTTACTTATATTGGAAGGCCACAGACGGTTCCAATACATCTAATATAACCACAACAGGCAATGTTAAAGTAACTGGAGCGGGAAGTGTCACCGTATCTCTATCTAGTGGAGCTACAAACACATTCACTGTTAGCGGAGAGTCACAAGATCTATCGTCTTATGCTACGAAAGCATATGTAACTGGCGCTTCAGGCCATTTACAAACACAAATCACACAGAACTCTAACAATATAGCTTCCACAGGAGCTACTAATGCTAGCTCAATAGCAACAAATGCTAGTAATATATCCTCTAATACTTCAAATATAAATACAGTATCAGGATTGTTATATAATAATTGGACTATACAAGGAGATTCTTCAGCGACTTCTGGAGTTGTAGATAAAGGCGAGTTAGTCAAAATAACTGGCGCTGGAAGTGTGAGCGTGAGCCTAGGAGGGACAGACAATAGAACAGTAACGGTAAGTGGACAGTCCGAAGACTTATCTTCCTATGCTACAACAGATTACGTAACAGGCGTATCAGGAGATCTCCAGACAAAGATCACACAGAACACAAATAATATCGCCTCAACTGGAGCTACTAACGCATCAGCAATAAGTATTGTTTCGGGGATAGCAACAGGTAAAGACAACTACCAATACTGGACGGTAACAGATGGCTCTAACTCAGAGAACATACAATCTACAAATACTGTAAAGTTCACGGGAGCAGGGAACACAACTGTGAGCTATGCCGCTAGCGGAAACACCGTGACAATAAGCGGAACAGCTGGAGGAGGAGGCGGAGGAGACTACAACTTCAAAGTAACTGACGGTGACACAAGCCCAGACACTATATCTAGCGGACAGACGGTTACTTGGACTGGAGCTGGAAATACTACAGTATCTTATAATACTAGCTCAAACGTATTCAATATAAGCGGTGCAGATCAAGACCTCTCTTCTTATGCCACTACAAACTATGTTACAGGCGTCAGTGGAGACCTGAATGCTAAGATTTCTGCAAACACATATAGCTGGACAGCTACTGGTATAAACACAACAGGTTCTCGCAGTGGTTCAGTTATAGAATCATCTGATGTATTATCGGTTTCAGGCACAAGCGGAGTAGGAGTCACTTTCAGCTCTGGAACGGGTTCAGAACCAAATCAGTTCACAGTTTCTCACAATACAGGAGTATTAGGTAATTTTGGTCTTAACTTAACACCAAATAACTTCATATCTAGAGTAGAACTAGATGCTTATGGGCATATAACTGGACTAGGGTATTCAGGAGTTACAGGAGCAGGGGGAAGTGGCAATTATGATAATTGGAAATTAGCGGCATTCGGAGGATCTTCAACAGACATTGATAGTGGAGAGACAGTAACATTCAAGGGTGTAAATGGAGCTAGCGTTACACGAAGCGCTAATATTATAACTATTGATGCTGCTGGTGCTAGCGGAGGCGGTGGAAGCGGAATAAGCTGCTCAGACATAAACATAGTAGGTAGTGGAGGACAGCTAACAGTCACTAGGTCAGACTGTACGTTTACTATAGCTATAACTGGCTCTGGGATAACTGGGGGAGGCGGCGGAGAAGATGCCTATACCCATTGGATATTGCAAGCTGACGGGAAGACCGCAAACATACAGAACGGTTATGCTGTAACTATTACAGGCGCGGGCAATAATGTTGTTGCCATGACTACAGGTGATGATCCTATAGTCACCATTTCCGGAGTTGGTGACTTCTACGATGGCTTCTATGCTAAAGGGGTCAATACAGGAGGCGGGGCCGTAAATCAACGAATAGAGAACAACGATTATATAGATATTCGTGGGCTTATGGGTCTTACTGTTACAGCTAGTGGTAAAAGTGGAGGAGTAGAGTATACTGTCAGTGGTTTTGAAGCGACAGATACTATCACAGGTGTTGTAAAACTTGACCACAATATAAGTGGAGGCTCTGCTACAACTGCGGCTACTCCTTCTGGGGTGAAAAAATTTGTGACAGGACACCTCGAAGCTAGCGGATACCAATATTGGACAGCAAGCGATGGACTGTCAACAACACAAATAAATAAACATGACAGGCTCAATATAAAAGGAGTAGGAATTGTTAGCGGTGTAGGTGAGTTCGCTGATGACGTAAGCACGATCACAATATCTGGGCTTCGTTACACTGCGGGCACCGGAGTGCATACTATAGCAGATTCAGAAAGAATCATAAATGTTAAGGCTGGAACAACATCTCAAAGTGGTATAGTTCTTCTTGATCATGATATAAGTGGAGCATCTCCAGACACTGCAGCCACACCCTCTGGAGTAAGGCAGTATGTAGATGATCAGATAGCTACTAGTGGTTTTGACTACTGGACACTTTCGAGTGAAGGAGCGTCAACTGAGATCAACAAACATGATACAGTGACGATAGAAGGGAAAGGCATAGTAACTGGTATTTTCACTGTCGGAGATAGTTCAAGTACTATCAAAATATCTGGTAAGGAGTACTCAGCCGGACAAGGTATCGGTATAAATGGCAGTAGAGTAATAAGTGTTACAGGCATAGACGGAGGAATGATAGTAAATGGGACTGTCACGAATGCAGATCTAGTCAATGACAGTATAACGATAACCGGAGCAAATGGTATAACCGGAGGAGGAGAGATAGAGTTAGGCGGAACTGGAGAGATAGGATGCATACTAGGCTCTACTAGTGCTACAGGTATCGTCATGCTTCAGGACTCTGCTGAGGATGGAGTAACGGATAAGGCAATTACTCCAAACGCTGTTTATGATATATCTGGGATTTTAAGAACAGACATAGATGCAAAGGCTCCAAAGACTGGTTCTTACTTAGTGCTCGAACTTAGTCCAGACTTAAGTCACGAGAGGAACTTTGTTGCGGGAACAGGGTTAGCAGGCATTGACGCTGGCGCTAATAATTCATTTACATTAGGCATAAGTGGCATAGATAGCACTATGATTGTTGACGGCACTGTGGCGAATGTCGATTTGGTCAACGATTCTGTTACGGTTAATGCTGGAAACGGTCTCAACGGCGGCGGTGAGGTTGATCTTGGTGATGCGATTACTATAAACGTAAGTGGTATCGACGGTACCATGATCGTAAATAACTCTATAGCAAACGAAGACCTTATCAATGATGGCATCACTATTACTGCCGGCACAGGACTCCACAATGGAGGAGCTGTAGTTCTTGGTTCAAGCGTCAGAGTAGACGTTAGCGGTATAGACAGTTCTATGATTGTTAATGGCAGTGTGGCGAATGTCGATTTAGTGCACGACTCTGTTACTGTAACTGCCGGAACCGGACTTGGCAATGGTGGAGAGATAGACCTCGGAACTACCAAGACGATAGATATAACTGGTAT